GCCTTGCGCACGTCGCCCTTGGACAACGGCATGTCCGAGGCCGCAGCGTTGGACACAAACCGGCGAACCGTCATGAAATGCTTAGACTGCAAATAGTCGGCCACGCTCTGGGTCGCGCTGTCGTCCACGCCGATCAGCTCGGGCTTGACGCCCAGCTCCTCGGCGTACTCCTTGATGGCGTCGCCCACCTGGTCCGTGACGGGGATGGCCGAGGACGCGTCGATCCTGGCGTACCGGGGCTCCAGGCACGACAGCTTGACCTGATTGTTCTTGTCGATGCCGATTTCGATGGCCTGCATGACGGCCCGGTTCCCGCCTTCGGAGAACGCGGGGTCGCAGCCCAGCACGGTCACCGATGGCGCGCCCATCCACGTGACGTCCTCCGTGGAGCCGCTGCGCAGAACCTCGGTCATCGACAGCAGGGTTTGTTTTTTGCCCTGGGCGGGAGGGAACCCCCGCACCATGGTCCAGAACTCGGGGTCGTCCTCGTTACCGCCGACGTCCTTGCGGATGTCGTCGAGCTTCTCCTTGGTCAGCAGGAACGTGAGCTTCTTCTCGGGGTGAAGGATTGCCGGGCTTCTGAGACCGTCATGGCGCCTGATCTTTCCGTAAGGGCTATGCCATTCATGTGTGGTTTCAGGGTCGATGGCGGCAAAGCCGCCCGGCAAAATGGGCTTGGAATACTGGGCCGCTAGATCCGTGAAGCTGTCGGGGTTGCAGAGCCCGACGAGCTTGAAGTCCTTGGCGCCGATGGATAGGTTGGTGCGTACCCGCATGGCGGCCGGGCGCATCTGGGACAGCTCGTCGAGGACCAGGCGGACGTAGGGCAAGTGGGCGCCGGTGAGCTTCGTGCGGGCCTCCTGCTCGGTGCCTTCGGCCACAGCGACGCCGCGGATCGACGCCTTGTCGGTGGCAACGCCCAGCTCGTCGTCCTCATCGAGGATGATGGCGTTGTCGGTCTTGCGCAGCTTGCCGGGCATTTCGAACCGCGAGAAGTGCTTGATGTAATGGAAGTACCGCAACACGGATTCGTAGGAGCGGATCTTCAACATCTGCAGGGACGTCGAGGCCAGAATCGCCACGGTCTCCTGGGGGTCGACCATCCAGTCGATCAGGGTGAGCAGGCCCATATCATTACTATTGTGGGTAACGATAAAATCGTTTGTGAGGTACAGCCCGCGGGGATGGTCTAGTGTAATGCACTTCATGGGCGCAGACGCGCCTGTTTTTTCCACGCCGACTATGTATCTCCTATTGGCGCCCCGCCTCCCCGAGCGCAGCCGTACCGCTTTCCGCGCACACTTGAAGAGCCCGGCCGTATCCTTCAGCGAAATGCGGACCGCGTAGCTATCCTTGCAGGGAACATACTCGCCAGTAGTTTTTTTATATCCTGCTTTTGTCCGTGTAACAGTCGCCATGCCCCCTAAAGATTGCACAAGAAACTGAACATCTGCGGCCAGCTGCCCGGACGCCGAATCAAAGTGCGTGGCTCCGGAGGCATCGACGCCGCCGTCCGTGTCCAGAAGGCCCGACAAGACTTCGCGCCGCACCCGCTCGGAATTATACAGATATGCTTTTGGGACAAATTTGGTGTCGGACACTGTTCCCCAAAGTCCATAGTGGCGAAGCGCGCTTATGTATTTGTTACTCCCGCGAGATGCGTCGGTATCCGCGGCGGATAACCCGAAATCTTTTCCGTTGCGTCGGGACTTCAAGACATAGCCGGGTTCGAGCCGCGCCTTTACCTCGGCCAATATGTCCGAGTCTACACAGGTAAAAGTCAGCCCGCTCTGCCGAAGACCGCCAAGGGAGCCGTCCCCGAGTAAGCACCCCAGCACGTAAGGATCTATGCGCACGGGGGAAGGCTTAAAATACACAGGTTCGCACAACGGAATGCTATACATACCGCGGCCCGTTCGGCACAGGTCGGCCAGCTTGGTCGTTGTAATTACATGCGGCCGCGTCCACCCAGACGACCTACGATCTTCTACTTCCCAGAGATGGTCTGGTGCGCAAATCGTGCTGGTACCGTCCTGGAAAGAAACCCGATATTCTTCCTGGACGCCTACGTCATGCGTTTTAATTACTTCTGCAGTCTTTCCATCTTGAGCAAGCACTCGGTCGCCGACCTGTATGTCCCCCATAGTCCGCGGGCCGAATGGAGTCATTACAACAGAATCCAATCTGGCCGCTTTCCCTGACGACGCACAGCCCCAAGTAATGAGGAACTTTTCCGTGGTCCAGTCGTAGACATGCTGCTCGCTCCACTCGTGGCGGACGAACTCCTTGCGGGGAATGAGCGAGTAGATGGCGCGCCAGAAGCACTCCCACGGCTCCTTCTCGGTGCAGGCGGCGTACTCCGGCTCCCGCCAGTGCTTCCACACCTTCAGGTCGATCAAGGCGTCCGGCATGTCCTCCGGCCACCCCATGCCGTACTTCTCCTTGAGCCCGACCATCATTTCAGGACGCGCTCCTTCGCGCAGGAAGCCGTATCATAAACTGCTCGCCAAATTTCGTCAGCGCGTTTGGCACAACCTCAAAAGTTCGCCAGCCGTTCTTGCCGACAATCCGGTTTCTGGTCGTTCCTGGCGTTGGGTTGACCTTCTCGAAGCCGTTGGGCTTGCGGTATGGATCGTAGCCTCCGCCGCGCACGTCAGCCTCCTTCAGGCTCTCCGTGCAGTATAGCCGATCCTCGTCACCAAGACGGATGTTGAGCAATTCGGCAGTGGCGTAGAAAAAGAGCAGATGGCGGATGGCCTTGCTATCGTATTTGGCCTTCCCCGCGAAGTTTTCCTTCCAGTAGTTGGCCGAAGCCGCCATTTTCTGCTCGGATACACCAATCGGACGATAAACCACGACGCGCGCGCGTCCGCGCCGCATTTCGTCCTCCCAATCTTCCAGCGGGGTAAGTTGCCCCGGCTTGCCCATCAGCATGTCCCCGACAACCCACTTATTGCCATCTAGAATCAATTTTGCGTCGTGCGAAAGCCCCGTGCCGGCTCGCAAGACGTTGAAGCCCTGCGTTCGCAAAACAATCGCCCTGCTTACCCAAGATGGCGTCATTCGGGAGATTCCCATACCGGGCAGAAGTGCGTCTCGGTTGAACAGGCGGGCCGTCATTTTGTGACAAGCAGATAAATTAGATACACCGTCCACGCCAGCCATCCCCCCTGCCGCAAAAGCTCTGCAATGATGGGGTCTTTTTGCGCGATTGTCGCGGCATGTGGCCGACTTGCTTCTTGGAGCATTTTAGCTCGTCGCTCGGCGCACTCGGCCTCCGTGACATTGTTCCGCTTAACCATTATGCGGACGTGTCGCAAAATAAGCTGGAGAGCCTTCCCGTGGGTAGCAGGGTTGGAGCCTTCGCCGTTTTGCAACTGCTCCTCCACTTCTTCAAGTTCGCGGTCGAGCAGTTCTTTCAATTCTTTTGTGTCGCCCATTATTTAACCCTCATGGACTCCGCCTTGTTTTTGCTCCCGACATCGCCGCGAATTTTTATTCCGGAAATGCCCGTCATGTCGTCTGTGACGCGCGGATCAATGCGCTGTTCGATGGCCATGTATTCGGCCTCTTGGTCGTGCATCTGCGCCGCCACGCGCTCGGCAGATGGCGCATAAACCAAAACGCACCCGGTAAGTTGCCACGCTATAGCCAGCAAAATGATGGAAAAGCCAACGGTCATGCGGGCGCTCATTTCCAGGCAACTCCCGGCGCGTTGGTGCGCTCTGACGCCGATTGATTGATAAGGCAAATACGGACTTCTTCGCCAGCTTTCGGGCGGATTCCGCCGGTGTACCCTTTGATAATGTTTTTGATGTCGCGCCAGTTGCGGTCTGTGCTGCATCCGTCGAACTTGCCCCCGGCCCATTGGCCGTTGCGCTTGACGAAAAAGCATGCGTAGGAGTTGAGGGTCTTGCTGCCGTCTTTCCACTTCTTCCAGCCGGACGTGCCGCTCTGCTTGTAGGTGAAAATCTTGCCGTCGAACTTCAACCCGTCCAGCCGCGCCGTCACCCGTGCCCCGGCGCCATTCGGCCCATGCCATACGGCTTTGGACAGGTCAACGTCATCGTCTGATTCTTGTTGCGTCACCGTTCCGCCAGGACTCATAGCATCAATCGCCGCCTCGTCGTACTCGGCAACATCGAAGCCGTAGAAGAGGACGAACGCATACCCAGCCGCGCACCCAGCCGCCCGCCATGCTGCGATTGCGGCTGGATTTCCCAACCCGTACACGTTGCCGCCTTCGTTCAACTGCGCCAAGATTGCTCCGGTATCACTGGTTACATGCGCGGCTTTGGATCGCGGCCAGTCGCTCGTCTTGGTCGGATGATACTCATGGAAATCGGTGGCGACTCCGCCAAAGCTGGTGGTGGATTGCGGTCTGCTGCCGTTATTGTTCCCGATCTTGAAGCCTGCCGCCTTCAGTTTCTTTGCGCCGTACTTCTCCAGCTCTTTCCCCGCTGTGGTGCGTGTCTCACCGACGATAACAACAAATACGCCCTTTGGGCTAACGGTCTCCGCGAACCAGTCGATGAACGCCTTTGCCTGTGGCAACCGCTTGGATAGCGCAGGGCCGTCGTTGCGCCAATTCGATTTTCCGGCATTGTCGTTGAACATCGTCACATGATAGTAGATACCGCGTTTGGCGCACCCGTCTACAGCGTAGAGCGTTGCCCGCTTCATCTGTTCCAGTTTCGACGGGGTGCCCAATACGTCCTCATTTGCGTGCCCAACGGATTCGACCTTGTAGGCGCGGACGTTTTTCAGTTGCATCCGGTTCAGGATTTGGTCAACGACGTGATCCGGCAGCCTCCAGTGGTTGTTCACTGGTCCATATCCGCAAACGGTTCCGGCGGTCTGATAGGCGGATGAGGCCGATGGCTGCGACTCCTGCCCATATTTGTACTCTTTAATCTTTTCCACGACGTAGGCAAGGATCGCGTCCTGCCGCGTCTTG